GCTTTCCACCTGCATCACGCTTCATTGCTGAATGTGCTACAAATAAGATATCCCACATACCACCAAAGTTAGAGATAACCTTTTTAGTTGTCATCTCCCACTTGGCATAGTCTGGTGGTCTGACTAGGTAAGTTTCTTCAGACCCATCATTATATTTAATTGTTATTTGTTGTTGCATTGTTTGCTCCCGTTTCTACTAATTAAAATGCTTCTGTTGGTATTCCGATGACTTGGAATGATAGAGATACAGTCTGTGCATCTGGTGCAGTTCCGCCTGCGGATGGCCATGATGGCAATACTTGGAAACTAAATACTGCGCCTGATGCTGCTGTGAATACTGTGTTGATGCCTGTGTCTGGTGCTGACTCTGATACGCCCCATAGGATCTCACAAAGAGAACCAGTTGCGCCCCAGTCTGCCAACATTTCAACATTAAATGTGAAATTGTTATCTGTCACTTTGAAGGATTTTCCATCGAGTGTCTGATAGGTTTCGCGAGTCATTTCGCCGATAAGCGTTGCTGATGTTGCCTGTGCATCGAAATTGTTACCACCAATGGTAAAGGTAACATCCCGACCAGTAATTACTGTGGTAGCCATATTTTCTTCCTTTAGTTTGTTTGTGTGTAGTAGGTGGATACTCTTATGTCAGCCACTAAAACATTAGATGGCCCCACTTGAGTAACCGTTGGTTTGTCAACCGTTCCGACTGCATACCCGGCTGGGATTACCTTCAGAACGCTTATTACTAGCTGCTCGAGATTGTCAAGCGATGCAGGGTTACTATTATAGGCAACCGCTACAGATATAACGATATTGATCTTAGTCCGTATCTGAGATTTCCCCAGAGTCTCTAATTCAAAATAAGGTGAATCTGGAACCATAACTACAAAAGGAACCATTGGAGCTTCTGGAACATAGGCATAGACATTGCCGGCAACGCTTGCAAAGGCTGTTGCTAATGGCTGTCTAATTGTGTCTAAAATTGTATTGGGCATTACTGCACCATTGAATCGGTATCAATAAATGGCCCTAAAAGTCCTGACACTCTATTGAATAGACTGCGACCTAATCTATATGGGCTCACTTGAGTAAAATCTATGCCTTCGATCTGACCACCCGGAGCGATACGACTCTGGAATACTTCTACTGATACTGCTAATACTGCTGACTCTACGGCTGCGTTACCAACATAAGTTGATGCGCCTGAAAGAGTTGCTAAACCTGATGGGATTACTTTGCGCTCGGTAATATCGGCGTTTGTTATGGCTACCGTAAAGAAGCCGTTAAATTCTCTGTAAGAGCCATCTAAAAATATGCGTGAGTTAGATCGTAGAATAAATGAATCGTAATCTAGGTTGCTAGATTCTAGGATTGTAAAAGTGCCGTTAAATGGCGCGCCTACGCCTGTAACGACTACGCTTTGATCTACTGAAAAATTATTATCGCCAAGCACATAATATGTGGCAATGTTATCTTGAAGTGCTACAACATCGATAGGACTTGAGTACTTAACAAGCATTGGCAAGATTACTGACTCTGCTGTGTCGATGACATCTGTTAGATAAGCATCGTTATAGAGAGAATTGGAAACGCCAAGCACAGAGCGTAATTCGGCTGGTGTGACTATTGTTGCCATTTCCAATTCCTCTCGTTAAACGACTGGGGGAGCGATCGGGAGCAACCGCCCCCCCATGATTAGTTTGTTAGTTTATGCAACCATGTAACGGTAAGCGCCTGCGCCAAGCTTTGTAGCAACTGCGCCGTAACCGTAGTATCCAACTTGAACCTGACCTGAAGAGATTAGGTTTGTCTGTAGTGATAGACGAGGTGACTCGTACCATGTGTAGGCATCTGGATTAACAACGATAAGTGAGTTATCGCCAAGTGCATCTGTTAAGTTACGAGCTACGCGAAGGTTTAGACCTAGAAGATTTCCGCGAACTGCTGTGGCAGTTAGGTCTCCGCCTGCGTTTTGTGGGTTAATTGTCTGTTGGAAGATTGGACGGTTTGCAGTATCGACCAAGCCCATTAGGACTCCCCATTGCTCAGGAGATACAACAATGTTAGTTGCAAATCCAAGAGTGTTTTTGTAAATAGAAACTGCTGCATCTGAAACAAAGTCAGCTACAAGAGCGCCTGTTGTCAATGCTGCACGGTTTCCGCCATCTGTTCCACCTGTGATTAGTGCTGTACCAACTGCTGCATCTGTGGCTTTTGCATATGCATATTCCATTTGACGAACAAGTTCAGCAAAAAATGCTGGTGATGAGCGATCTAGAAGCTCTAGTGAGAATGTCTGTTGTCCAATAAACTTCTGAACATTTACAGAAACGAACGCTGCGTTCTGGTCTGTTTCTGATGGTGTTCCGCCTTCTGATGCTACTGCAACAGTTGGAGCCACGGTAATTTTTGGAATTTCGAATGTCATTCCTGCATCTGGCAATGCTCCGCGAGATACTGAGTCAATGATTGGACGATCTGCATTTGAGATGCCGTTGATTACCTCTGTAAGTTGACGAGTTGGAATTAAACCAGCGTTGTCTGTTGTGTCTGCTGCTGCTGCAACATACATCTTTGAAGTCTCGTTGCCTAGTGAGGCACGGACTGAGTGCTCGAGATAAGAAGCCTTATCCACGATTGGGTTACGAACTGTGACTGAAGTGTAAGGTGCTGTTGCAGCTTTTACTTCAACTTTTGCAGCCTCTACCGTTTCTGCGGCAGGAGCGACTTCTGGAACGGTAGTGTCTGACACTTGTTCTCCTTCTGTGGTTTTTGGTGTTTCATCCTGAACATCGAGTTCAGAAACTTTATTATCTTCTGCGGCGACTTTTTGCACTTCTGCCCCGGGTATTGCTCCGTCTGTGACCAAACTGACCTCTATGAGCTTAGATGAACTAATAGCCATAACGCCATCTTTGTTATCCCATTCTTCAACATCTACACCGACACTAAAATCTGAGCGAAGCCCTGTAGCAGCTTCTTCTAACGCATCATTGCCTGCTGTTGTCTTGGCGATCTTAAATGAAGCCGTTATGCCCATATTATCCTGTGACCACTCGACAAGCTTTCCTAAAGGTCTAGTTTGGTCATGCTGTAGAACTAATTTAGTGTTCTTAGAAAATTCGATTGAGTTAGGCTCAAACATTGTGCGACCTGCTGATGTATTGCCTTCTGCGTTCCATTGAACTATGCGACCAGCAATAATGCGAGATTCTGCATCTGCTGCCGTTAATGTTACTGGCATAGTTATCTTCATCGGTTCTCCTCGTTATTGATTAGGTCTTCTTCTTCTTGAATCTGCTCAACGCTCATTGCGCCAATACGATTTAAGATTTCATAAACTTGAGCGCGCTGTAATGGATCGCCACGCAAGAAATTATCTAGTGAGAAGCGAACTTCTGTTGTACTAGAAATGAAATCTGGCATAGATAATCTTTGTTCGATTGCTGTCAAAATAAATTTTATAGAAAAGTCAATAAGGGCTTTGCGCTCCGAAATAGCGTTGCTGTAAGTCATGCTTGTTGTTTCAGCACTTACAAAATATGCAGGAAGGTTGCAAGCGCGAGCTAATTCGAGCGCGACATATTGACGAGCTTCATTAAGCTGAAGTTTTGCAGGATCGATGCCCAGCGCTTGCAACTCTACATCTGCATTAAGGAAAGCAGTAGATTTGTTTAGTCTTGCCGTTCTCCATGATTCAAGAAGTTTAGCAATGCGCTCTGCTGGAAGATTTGTACCATTAGACTTTAATACTTGAAGAGGAACTGGCTCTTTAGCAAACGATTCAGCAGCCTGTTCAAGCGCATGAGCTGCACGAATTGTGCGCCCTGCTCTATTTAGCAAACCCTCATCTAATCCATAGAATACAACGAGCGAGCCCACGCCTTGCGTAGGTACGACACTTCCATCGACTTGATAGCCAACGATTTCAGTTTGTAAATTATTTAATTTAGGAGTTACGCGATCGGGAGCAATGCGAGTCCATGCACGAACTCTGCCTGTATCACCGTACTGCTCCATCACTTGACCGTAACCAACTCCATGCATCCAAATATCTTCTGCAAGCCATGCATAAATAGCAGAGCCGGGAACTCTTGGATCTGGTTGGTTAATTACTGAAGGTGCTGCAACATGAGAACCATTTACCTTTGAATAAACTTCTAATGGTAGTCCTGCAAGTGTTGAGCAGATAATGTTACGGGCTCGAGCGATAGTTGGAACCGCCATAGCCTGTTGACGGCTTGCAACTGACTGAGTAAATACAAAAGGATTGAATGAGGCTGTGTTGTTGAATGGTGCAGGAGTCGAAGCTGCGTCAACTGTAATTTGTTCAGGAGCAGATTTCGGCAACAAAAATTCTTTAATTCCCATTGGACATACTATACACTATATGCCCAGTTTTTAGACACTAACCTATCTGAATGTCAACTTCTGTCTCTGCGCGTGTCGCAAAGTGAGTAACCATGGCTGC